CAAACGGTGTTGTAACCCTGTGCCAAGGGGCTGTTCCTGTTTTTGAAGCAGCTGATTACAGACCAAACCAAGCGCAACAGCTAAAGCCTCCTACGCAGTTTGACCCGTTGGTCAACAAAAAAGAGCCGGAGCCAACAACTCCGACCCAAGACTCTCCCCTTAAACAACCGGTTTTGGATACCGGCAATTTAACGCTGCCACAAATTCCACCTTGTCCGCCATATGGTGCGAAAGAAATCGGATCGCTTAATAAATTAGGAACAGAAGTTCTTACCGGTTATGAGTTAGAGGATGGCAAGTGTATAAAGATCTGGGATCCCGTGCCTGTCAGCCAAGTATTTAACAACTATCTGCCTGACGCTGGTCCGACTGTATCAATTGCATTGACAGCTGCATTTGCCACAACTGCGGCAATCTTTGCCAAGCCAATCGCATCAATTTTGCAAAAGCTTGTTAAGCCTTTGACTAAGAAGGTAGTGAAAAAGATTAATCAGAAGCTTGGCCGTAAGGAGAAACTGGAATCCTTACAGGAGCGGCGGGTCGTTCAGCGTCACCGGAATCAAGCCATTCGCGATCTGAGACGGGCTTTGGGTAAATGATCTCGTGTGTGTGTCCTTGAACAGGTGCGGGCCGAATGACAACATCCGCACAGATTGCGTAAAAGGGAGAGTTTTTAGAAAAGCCATAGTTGTTTTTTATGGCCTCAGAACAAGCCTTGAGCCTGCCCATTTCGTAGTTAAGCCTCTTGTCAGCTAAAGCCTGTTCATACAAGGCAACCTGTTTACTAGCTGCTTCTTTGCACAAATTAATTGATTCGCCAAGAGGAATTGACAGCGTTGCTGTTATTCCAAGGTTTTTGCTGTAGTTCTGCCTATATCCAGTTCTTTGCGGCTTATAATATAAAATTTCCCCGGGACTATCTGGTATCCCATTGGGCCCTTCAACGCCAGTAGTAGGATCAATTAGCCCATAATTGTCGCTATTGTTATACACAGGTTCTTGGTAATACTCGTTGTTGGGATCACCATATGTATGCACTCCAGAGATAAATGGAGAAATATTTAGCGTTGGAGAATCACACTGAATCGCGCCTCCAAAGCTGTGCCGCATATACTGCCCAGGGTTCACTTGCACCGCACTATTTATCACTGAGCCTGATGAATTACTGACCGGAGATGCAGTTGCACTTATCTGACTTAGCGCAGGCGTGCTATAGAAAAAGACCGTAAAAAGAGCTGCTGCTGCTGCTTTCATTGCGTGAATGTGCTGGTTGAGTCAATCACAGTTTCAGTAATCGTCTCTCTGTCGATACTTACCCTCTCAATAAGGCCAGGTTGATTCAGGGTCTCTGCAAACTGAAAAGCGTTGCCTGGGACTGTCTGCCGCCATTGCGTGCGGTCTGAAAGCGTAAGCACGTTACCGCTGACAGGTGGGCTAACGATGCCGGACGCAGGCTCAACGCCAGTGCCGCTAACTGTGTATTCAAAGCCGCTTCTGTAGGACTCAGAAACAATGTTTTCTCGCACTACTGTTTTGGACTCAGTATGAGACGTAACTAAACCCGAACCGAAATTTGGGACCACTGGGACCGCTGCTACTGGGGATGCCAACAGCAGCAAAAAAATTAGCCGATTCACCGGACAGTCAGCTCACTGATGACCTGGCCGATTGCAGCTGTGCCTGCCGCCCCTGGGCTCAAAGTAATCGCCCCGCTAGTCAATATGGTCCCGGCTAAACCTGTGTTGGTTCCCGCCGCAGTGCTTGTGATGTCTCCGAAGGCGGGCACGGCTCCAGTCGTTGGAGCTGTTGTGCTTATGGTGTCGCCAGCGGTATAAGAGGTCGCGAAAGAAAATGCGTTTCCGCTTGTAACTTGCGTTGCGTCCGATAAGGTCAATGCGTTAACGCCGTGGGTGGCCGCCCCCAATCCACCTACGGCGTTGTTGGTAGTGCTGCCGCCTGAGGTGACAGAGGTAGCAACGCCAGACCCTGAGATGGAATAACTGTTGCCAACGCGAATTGCGCGAGTTGAAGCCGCGTTCACATCTAGCTGAATGCTGCTACTAAGCCGGTGTGTGAGGTCCGCTCTAGCAGGCAAAACAGCAGCCAATGTAATGCCCAATACCAAAAGTAAACGCCTCATTTTGGTTTAGAGGTAAGGTTTTCTTGCTTAATTATAGGGTCATCTTTTTTCTTGCCATTGCCATTGGCCTTTCGCTCAATACCGAACGAAGCCATTGATCCTGTCAGCAGCGATGCAACAAAGGTGTTGTCCATTTTCATTTGGGGGAAAATCCCTAAATAGGAAACGGTGAGAAGTGTGGCGCTCCACAGCAACACCATGCACTTAACAAGGTCAGCGATGGAGACTTTTTCCTTTTCGTTTTCTTCGTTGACTGAATCTGCCATGATGAAGTCACGCTAGAGGTCGAATGGTGGTTGAAATCTGGGCGGCTATAGCTGGGGCAAGTGTAGGGGCAGGTGCCCTTGCGGTTAAAAGCGCAAACCGCGAAAGCCTGCAAGGTCGTGATACGTTGGTTCGCCTCACAAGTGCTGTAGACAATTTAAGCTCTCAAGTCGATCTTTTCCGTAGAGAGCAGGCCGCCATCTCAACAGAGGTTTTTGCCAGGCTCAGTGATGCTGAACGTGCAATAGCTCGTTTGCAAGGAATAACGGACCGCAACTAGACTTTTGGCAAATGCAGGTTTCTAATGCTTCTGCTAATTCGGCCAATCTTGTTCCGTTTTTTGAAATCGGATGGCGTCAAGAAGCTGGTTGTTGATCTTCTGACTGCATACTGCAAAACCACTGACAACACTGTTGACGACAAAGTGGTGGATTTTGTGAAATCAAACCTATTCCCAGGGACTCGCGTTGAAAAGTAAATGTGGGTTTGGGTTGTAGTTGTGGGCTTACTGTCACTCCTTCCATTCTTTACTTTCTTTAAGAAAGGCGATCCCCATCAGCTTGCTGCCATTGCAGAGCTGGAGCGTTCGATTGACCAAGACCTGTTAAGTGATGAGGCTGAATGGTTTGAGGTCTGGAAGACCAGCGGCATTCACCAGGAGGTTTACGGCGTTCCGTACTACAACCAGCTAGATAGCCTGACTGGTTATGGCTATCGGGAATGCTTTGATACAGCGGCTGCAATGGTCGCAGCATTTCACCATGGCGTAGTAAAAAGCCGAGATGCTTATCGCCAAGTGCGCCTTAAGTTTGGAGACACTACCGAAGTCCATTCTCAGATCTCTGCACTGAGGTCATTGGGGCTGGATGCTGAGTTTCGTAGAGACTCACGGATTGAGGACATTGAAAGTGAAATTGATGCTGGCAGACCAATCATGGTTGGTTGGTTGCATAAGGGTGACATCACTAAAGGCAACCCAGCGGTATGCGACAGCGAGGGCTGTGGTCATTGGAGCGTAATTGTTGGATATGACAAAAATGATTTCATCGCTATGGATCCAATGGGCAAACCAGACATGGACCATGGAGGGCATGACATCACAAAATCTGGTGAGTTGATCAGGATGTCACGGCCTGCCTTCTATCAACGTTGGTCTATAGAAGGTGAATCTTCGGGGTGGGCTGTATTCGTGGATCGATGAGCTGGGGCTACATCAGTGCGTTCTGGACAACAGTCGTGATGAACTGTGTTCAACCTGTGAATTGGCAAGCTTGTTTACCAGTGCAGGACTGGTTATTCCCCGCTATAGGTGATTACATACGGTTTAAGACGGAGGAACCTTATGCTTCCGAAAAACGAGTCTTACGATCCATTCAAATGGATGATCGTTGAACAAAGTCTTGAAGAAGAGTTGACGCTAGAACGCAGCATTAGGGAAATTGAGGACTGCGGAGACATCAGCACGATGACTCAGTTGTGCGCCGCCATGGTGCGGCAACAGTGGCACCAAAGCAAGCTTTTAAATCAAGCTGTTAATCACATCGCTGAGATGGATGCTTTGATCGCTGGCGGAGTGCAGATGCTCTAAAAGCTTTTTCTAGCGTGGTCAACCTTGGGTTGGATTCGTGCAAGGTGTCTCTGACTCTTGCTTTGGCTGCGTCAATTTGATCTTGAGGACGAGTTGTCCAATTCATGTTGACTGGGGCCATGGCTCAGTTACTGAGAGTTGGTCTTATCGCAGTTATAGAGACGTGTTAGATAGCTGTAAAGCCATTGGGCTTGCCAATCTTGCTCGTGGTATCGAACAACGCCAGCAGCTTCTACGCGCCAAACCAACTTGCCATCTTTTTCGACCTGCTCAATAGTTGGCTTCATGTCAAAAGAATAGGCACGGTGGTTAGCCGTGCCCTTGAGTTAATCAGAAATCAACGTTGGTCTTGCTTGGGATTTGTTGCAGGTTGATCGAGCCAAAGTCGCCGTATTGACCGGTTTGACCTTTGCCGTTGAGGTAAAAGCCCTCAACTTCAACCTATTCCTTCTTGGCAAAATCCCAGACCTTGCCGGGCTTGATGCGATCAGTTTCGCCAGCCAGTTTTGTTAGGTAAGACGCAAACTCACGAATTGACTGCTTGGTGACAAACAAGGACAATTGTTTTGGTTGCTTGCCTTCTGTGTCAAAACGGTTTTCACCGACAGACCATTTGATTTGGTGAGTGAGTGCGGGGACAAAATCAGCCATTGTGATCGATACCTTTGAAGAATTGAGAGAGGATGGTTTTGATTGCTGCATTAGGTACGCCGTTGTGATTGGCATCGGCGTAATGCTGCAGATTGGCGGCTAACAGAGGGTCAAGCCGCACTTGGAAATGAAGGTGACGGCGTTTTGCGTCACGCTTTTGTTCTGGTGTTTTTTCGTTAGACATAGTTCTTGAGGTTTTCGTTCATCCAATTTTGATGTTTGACCCCAGTTAGAACCGGTGCGATTTTGGCATCACTGGCGAGACCAAAGTCCCGTCGAAAGTCTTTACAAAACCGGGCAAGGTTGTCAGCAGACAGCTCTTGAATCAAGCCAAGGCACAATTCGCGATCGCCTTTGCTTAGTGGCTGGTCCTTGTCGGCAACACCTTCAATTTTTGCGACAGGCTTGGCAGGTGCTTTTTCTGTAATGTCTGCGTCGTTGTCTTCAATGCCAACGCACAAGCCTAAGACTGATAAAAGAGCATAGCGACGTGTGTACGTCATGCTTTTACCCCATTCCTGAGTGCCGTTTTTGCCGTTGTTAATAGACAACGGTGTCACTGCAGAAAATTGCTCTCCACTAACGTGCATCAAAGTTGTGCGAAGACCAGGCTGCGCGTTGATTTGTTCTGGCAACTGAGAAACAGCTAGTCCAGACGTTCGGAGTGCTGGGCCAATTTTAGATAAAACACCAGGCAAATTAACAAAAGCACCGTGATAGCTGTTGTCGTTTTCGTGGATTGTCGGGACTAAAGCTTGGAACTCAATAAGAGCCTTAGTTAAGTTGGGTAACGGTGATGTGGGCTCCGAGGAAGTCATCGGTTGCATAGCGTTTGGTTGCATAGATTGAACAAATTTGAGAATCGTTGTGTAGCAAGACGCGGGCGACCGCATCCCCGATTGCGTCAGAACATGATCTCAAAAGCTTATCGAGATCAGGTGTTGTGACGTGATACTTAGGAGCAAGTGGTTTGAGCTTTGTGCTGTTTTTACCTGTTCCAAAGTGATGTAAGGGACGAGGAAAAACAAAGACACATTTCAACTCAACTGGGGCTTTAGTGTCCCAGTCTGCAGGCTTGTGGCGTTGAGCAGTGACTGCAATGTCATTGCGCCAAGAGGCCAAAGCTTCGGCGTTGTTAGCAATAACTCGGCTTTGGTAGGCACGTACAGACCCTTGTGGCACTGGGGTGCCAAGGACTGAAAAGGTGATGCTGCTTGGAGCGCGGATCATAGTAAGTTTCCAATTAGTGGATTTGGCCGAAGTTGCCATGAGCTTTTTGCTCACGTAGCTTGAAAAAGCCTTTTAGATCAGGAAATTGATCCATCAAATCACGGGCTGCAAAAGCCCGGTGATTGTTGTTGACTTTGAGGCCAAGATCTCCGGTGGAGTAGCGAGTTTCCCAGCGGAGAACTTCAAACAATCCGCCGATGCCATAGCGATCATGACCGCATTGTTTAAGTTCGCGAGCCATTTCGGCAAGACGAGGAAGAAGCCAAGGGTTTGCTTGCTTGCATTGTTGCCATTGCAAGTACAGTTTTTGCGTCATTGCTGCAAGCTTGCACAGGCGCGTTGCCAGCCTTGCTCGCAGTGTGTGACTTGCTGTTGATTGTGCACGCTTTGGAGCGTCACCCAGGTTGCTGTAGAGAACAGCAGGCCAAAAACAAGCGAGACAAGAAAGCCTGTTTTTTCAGGCTTGTAGCACCGGGGACGTGACTTGTAACTAGTCATGAGAGGTTGCCGTTGGAGACAGCATGGCATGCCTGGGTATACCTGTCAATCAAACAACGGGTGCAGGTGCAATTTAATTTCATCGCCAACCCAGGTCATCGCACTAGACGGAATTTCAACCTCTGGAACTTGTGCTGTGTACCAGCGATGGTTGCAGCTAATGCAATGACGCCGACGAACTAATTCGTAAGGGCCATCGACTGTTCTCTTTGTAGTCACAACATGCACGCGGAAAGAGCCGCACTCAGGGCATTTCATCACGTTAAAACTGTGGTTGTTTTGCTTGGAACTTGCCCCAGGCGTCTGACCACGCCTCAAGGCAGTTACCCACGCTTTGCTCGATCACCTTAACTTTCT